CGGCGACGTGCTGCCGCTGGTGAATGGCGACCTCAATGCGGCTGAGAAAATATTCGTGTATGCGGTGCGGGATCAGGTGAGCATGGACGATTTTGTCACGCGTGAAAGCGGGCAAGGCTGGGCGTTGCTGGAGCGCAGATAGAAAGTGCTTGCAAAACGATTCGCTAAAGTATAACAATCATAACCAAATAGCATCCGAGCATCTTCAGCTTAACGGCTGAATTGAAAGCAACGAGCGGTTGAGACGGGATTAGCCCGTTTTAATTCGCTCGTTTTTTATTATGTAAATGCCTGAAGAAACACCAACCATAGACATCAACGGACTTGAAATCTTTGCTGCTGGCACATTTAACAATGATGTTTACAGCGAGGCCGACCTTGACGCTATGGTATCCGCTTTTGATCAGGTGGGATTCAAGCCGACGGTTAAGGCAGGCCATGCTGACGGCCAAGAATTAGCCGACCAGGCACGCAAGGTATTTGGCGCACCAGCACTTGGCTACGCCGCAAAGATTTACCGTAGCGGCAAAAAACTGATGGCCGACTTGACCAAGGTGCCGCGCCGGTTTGCCGATCTCATCAAGAAGGGTGCTTATAGCCGCGTGTCGAGCGAGATTTACTGGAACTATGCCGACGCTGGGAATAAGTACCCGCGTGTGCTCAAGTCCATTGCATTTCTCGGCGCCGACATTCCCGCATTAACCAATCTCAAAGAAATAGAATTGTTATATCAGCGTTCCGAAGGCGGCGCGTATTTGCGCTACGACGAAAACAACAATGAGATACGCCTTGCCCAGTTGGAGATAGAGCCGAAGCCAGCGACTCTACCTCCAACTGTCTCCCGCGAGCACCCGAAAGACGAGCTGTGGCTGACGCATGCCGAGATGAATGAAGTGTGCGAGTCGTGCGCCAAGCGCATGGAGTTTGCCAATCTTAGCGAAGTGAAGGTTGGGTTTTACGACAAGGCGGGTGAGTTTCATTTCGCCATGAACATGCCTGAGAACACCATCAAGGGCATGTGCGACAAGTTTGGCGAAGCGTCTGGCTTTCGCACGCGATGCATGGGCCACATGGAAGGCAAGGGTGTCGATCCAGGCGCGTTTTGCAATGCGCTCAAACAGGAATGTCATGGCAGCGTAACCAAAGAATCAGCGACTAAACAAAAACCTAAAAGTTATACCGGAGGGCGTATGGCCGAGAAAACTCTAACAGTGAGTCAGGAAGAGCTTGACGAGCTTATCAAGCAACGCGTGGACGCGATGACGGCGGAAAAAGAAAAAGAGTATGAGTACCGCGTCATCAAGGCGCGTGAAGAGGGCAAGCTCGAAAAGGAAAAAGAGGCCGAAGCCCTACGGGCCGAAGTGAGGAAGCTGGCATTGGAGAAGCGCTCAGAGCAAATCCAGAACTGGCTTTCAAACATGAAAGAGGCGGGCAAGATCAGCCCTGCCGAGGAGGGCCGTGTGCGGGCGCTTCGCGAGTGGATACCCGACGAGGCCGACAAGGTAAAAGTGTACGAGTCGGGCAGCGGCAAGGTGCGTGAGTCAGAGGACTCGCCGGCCAAGATTTTCGAATCGCTATTTGAAAGCCGCAATTCCATTTTCAAGACGTTCAGCAAGGGCGGCGAAGATCCCGAAGCACGCGAAGAGCCGCTGGACGATCCAGGCGCGGAGTTGGACCGCCTTGCCCAGAAATATCAGGAAGAGCAGAGCGCCAACGGCAAGACGATTTCTTATAGTGACGCATTCAGGCAGACACAACGAAAGCACCCGGTGCTGGCGCAAAAGTACAATACGACACGGAATTAAACCGCCGTTAAACTTTATAGGAGGCTACTATGGCTGTTGTTCGAGGACCAAGAGACGGTATTAGCTGCGTGGCCAGCGGCGATTTGTCCGGCCTGCAGTTCAAGTTTGTTGCAAAGGCGCCCGATGGTATCCACGTTTATCTACCTGCCAGCGGCGGACAGGCCGAAGGCGTATTGCAGAATAAGCCCAAACACACCGAGCATGCGACTGTTGTCAATCAGGGCAACACTAAGCTCTACATTTCGTCTAGCTTAGGCGCGGGCACTGAGATTGCGGCTGGCTCCGGTGGGTGGGGCGTTACGGCTACAAACTCTGGGCAGTGGAAGTACGGCTATCTGGTGACGGGCGCGGATAGCGGTCTTATTGCCGAAGCATTTATTAACCCGTATCGCACGGGCGCTGCGTAATAGCGAATTAGCTAAACTGGAGGAATCCAATGGACGGAATACTACCAAGCAACGTATCTCGCGGCGATGCCAGAGCGTATGCGGGTGCTACAGGGCGCGATCTACATATCGACGTTCCGCTCAGCAACATTTCGATTAACTACGAGCCGCAAGGACTAATTGCGCCGCTCATTTATCCAGTGGTCAACGTGGATAAAGAGACGGGCGTTTATTACGTGTGGTCCAAAGCCGAGAACATGCGCGTGCATAATGCAGTCAGGGCACGTGGCATGGAGGCGAACCGAATCGCAATGGATGTGTCGAGTGACACATACAGCATTCGGAATTACGCCCTTGCGATGGACATCCCATACGAAGACCTGGAAAATGCCGATGCATCTTTGAATATCCGTGAATCGGCAACACGGCGCGTAGTGAGCGGACTCAACCTCGCATGGGAAGACCGTGAAGCGGTGACATTAACGACGACTACGAACATGACGTCGAGCACCGCGCTAGCCAATGCGTGGAGCGATGCCGACAACTCAACGCCTGTCGATGACATTTATACGGGCGTGAATGCGATCAGGCGCGCATCTGGCTACATGCCTAACGTGGCGATCTTCTCGCATCCGAGTTGGATCAACTTTATGCGCCACCCTGACGTGATTGATTTCATTCGCGGCAAAGGCGACAACGTGGGCGGTGGCGGCGTGACTGAATCACAGGTGGCCAATGTATTCGGCTTTGACCGCATCCTAGTTGGGCGCGGACAAAAGACCACCACGGCCGAAGGCGCGGGCACCGCTACTTATGCCGACATCTGGAGTACGAGCTGCGTTATGCTGTATGTCAATCCGACTCCCGGCTTGCTCGAGCCATCGCACGGTTACACGTTTAGATGGACGCCAGCAGGATTCCCAGGTGCGCTAGCCGCAGAACGATACGACAACCGCCGGCCAAAAACGGAGTCCATCGAAGTGCATATGTTCCAAGATGAAAAAACGGTTGGGCCGGACTTGGGTTACTTGATCGTAGGGTGCTGATGTGAAGTGGGTTTACGCGAAAGAAATTCAAACCAAGCGCTTTCACGTTATGCCTGGCGAGCCGTTACTGGACCGGCATTCAAGCAGTATCATGCGCAAGTATGTGAAAACGACTTACGGCAAGGACAGCATAGCGCAGGTGGATTTTCGCGACCCCGATTCATTCTTGAAGATCATTGGCGTCAATACCACCAGTGATATGAAGCAAGCCTACGGCAAACTCAAAGTGCTCTGTGATGAGCAGGCAAAGCGCATAGCGGAGCTAGAGGACATGGTACGCAGGCTTGACCGCGATGTGCGCAAGGCAGGCGGGCAACCGTCCGTCTCGCTACGGCAGGAGAAAAAAGATGCGTAGAAAAGAGCGATTTCTAAGCACACGAGCACAACGCCTGGTTGGCCTTGCGGGCATGGCCGGCATTGCCACCGTTGGCTCAGGCACCACAACTGTGTCAGTCGGCGCGGCATCGGTTAAGAGCGGCAGCGTGGTCATCTTAACGCCACAAGGCTATGCCAATACATTAACGGAGAGTCTGCGTAGCGTGCAGGTAGGAAGTGTGAGAACTGGCGGTTTTGCTATCGTCATGACAGGCTCACTGGCGCCCTCGGCGGCTATGAATGTCGGCTGGCTCGTAATCTCGCGGCCATAAGGACACAATGTGGCCCGCACACGCCGCAGAACCTTACTCAATAATACCGCAGTCTCCGTGGTGGGCAGCGATGGTACGGTCCTCGGTGTCTTTCCCGTAGCAGGTTATTCCCGTCTTACAGGTTTTGTCTCAGTCATTGGCAGCGCGACGTTAAGAGTGCGCACGGGCGCAACCTCAGGCGTCTATGCCGTTTCGTCTACGAGTGCAGTCAGCTCAGGCGGCAACAATTTCGATTCATTGCTATTTGGCCCGGTCGTGGAGGTGGCGCTCACGCCGTGCTCAAGCCAAAGCGCAGCCACAATCGTATGTATAGGTGACACTGCGCCACGGGGTTTCTAAGTGTGTTGGCAAGAAAAGACAGAGAGATCGGTTTGTGAGATACAATCTAGATATTACGCTTTGCTGCCTGGGCATGCCGATGTCTGGGCGCACTATATCCAGCGGGGAGGCCATCGGCGGTAGCGAGACCGCTGCACTCCAAGCTGCCCGCGAATTGGCCCGTCTGGGCCACAACGTCAATCTATTCTGCAATTGCGAAGCCGAACACGAAGTAGACGACGTGGTATTCAAGCCGATGGGCTGGGTGCCAGGGCCGGCAGGCCAGCAGGCACAATTCCCTAAAGGCTTTTTTGACTACGCGCGCGCGACTCCGTGCGACGTCATGTTGATACAGCGCCAGCCCATGCTGTTTCAATTCGATTACCCGTCCAAATGTAACATTCTCTGGCAGCACGACTTGGCCACCAAGACAGGGCCTAGCAACTTTGGCGGTGTGGCGTGGAATATTGACCGTATCTTCTTATTGTCACAATTCATGAAGCGCCAGTATCAGCAGGTGCACGGCGGCCCGGACTCGCTCTATCACTTAACGCGCAACGGCATCGACCTAGATTTGATTGACAGTGTGCCCGACCAGCAACGCGACCGCTTCAAACTGCTATACACGGCGCGGCCTGAGCGAGGGCTGGACATTCTGCTAACGCAGGTATGGCCTGAGATCCTGAAGCGCGAGCCGCGCGCCCGCCTTTATACGTCGCGCTATTCGGACCCGACTACACTGCCGCTGTACGAAGAATTGAATGCCATAGCCGCGCAGTACGGCAACACGATTGTCAATCTAGGCAATCTCGGCAAAAAGGATTTATACCGTCACTACAAACAAGCGCGATTGTTTTTGTATAGCAGTGTCTTCGAAGAGATTAGCCACATATCGTCAATGGAGTTGGCCGGTTGCGGCACGGTAATGATTGGACCGTGGAAGGCGGCATGCCCTGAGACGTGCGCGGGCGCGCATGTTCTCATACGCGATGATGGTTCGCTTGGCACAGGCGGTGATCCGATTGACCCTGGATTCAAGCCTGTGACGCCGCAATTCGTCAAGGCGTTCGTCGATCAGACAATCGACCTGATGCACAACGATCAGCGCTGGGAGGCGCTAAGCAAGCAGGCGCGTAAACGTGCCGAGCAGTGGCAGTGGCGGCCCGTGGCAGAAGAGTGGACGGAGTTGTTTCACGATATTATCGGCAAGAAGAGCAGCGACACCAAGCGCATGATGAAGCATTTCATCTTTAACAGCGACGTG